CATCATCTTTAAGTTCAGCATTAGCCTCTTTGCCCATAGTGTTCATGACTCTAAGAAAGTCTTTCAAGTCTTTATCGTCAATGCGTAAAGAAACTGAAAGTGAGCGTTGGGATTGCGCTTGACCGCTTTTCCAAGAGACTGGGCTATCAGCCATCTGCTCGCCTTTCTAAAATGTCTATTATTGTCCAGATGATTTGTTCATCTTGTTCCAGCCAAACGCTGGGAGGGATTTGCGTGGCGACTGCTAATTCGCATACCAGTCGCCCCACACTTCCCTCGCTTAAGATTTTGGGTCAGAGTCCACAATGTCAAAGTCATCAACTTGATTGATCCAAACTTCGAGTGGTGCAAGATTCTGTTCGTCTCGTTGCAAAGCTCGATGTGCCATCCAAAGAATGTCACCCAATGCTGGGTTCTTTTCAAATTCACTTATTGACTTATTGTGTTTCTTTTCCCATGCATAGCGGTCGCTGATACGGATTGCCGTATCAACTGATGTGCCGTCTATGTAAATGATGCGGATTTTCATTTATTGTCCTTATGCTTTAGTTGGTACGCCAGCGCATTGGAAGGTCACGCTCCAAGTTAACGAATCGTTGCCTGCTCCGCCGACTGTCGGATACTCAGGATATAACGATCCCGAGAATGTCTGTGAGTTACATGTTAGCACAAACGGGATAGCAGTATCTGGTGTAGCAGATGCAGTCCAAAGTGCATCCATGAAATCAGATACTCCAGAGGTCCAGTCTTGTAGTGCTTCAACAGCTAGTGTCACATTGTTGTCCACTACCTTGAACGCTTTAGTGCCACCAATAAGGTTGTAAGCATTACGGGTTTGCTCAACAGTTAACACTGCTGAAGTGATTTGCTCAGAACGGGCAATGGCGTTGATTGTTAGCGTCAACGTTCCGCCGTTTAGAATGGTTGTTGCCATTTCTTTCCTTTCTTAGAAAGAGACTGCAACCTCGATGTTGAGGTCGCTAACAGTCAAGTAGGCCGTTCCTACTTGAAGTTCTTGTGGTGCGGATACGGATGTGAGAGTTGCCCATGAAGGCATTAAATCTATTAAATCTGTAATGAAGTCCTCAAGTTTGCTAAGTTCGCTTTGATTATCAGCTGTATTAACAATTACCTTGACTACATAATTTACCCGAACTGCTTTAGTCCCAATGGTTAAAGGTTGCATCCAAGGTGAACCAGGCAGAATGATTACCGAATTTGGTAGTGGGTTTTCAGTTGGGTAAGCAAAGGTTTGCCACTTGTCGTTATCTGTAAGAGCTGTGGCTAAATCGGTACGAACGGATGCGAAACTCATCTGGCTACCCTAAGAATGTGTAGGGGCTCATGTAAGGCCCGAGAAGGCCCTTGACGCGCGTTAAAATGCTGGCACCCATTCTGTATGGGGCTGGAGTGAAATCCATGCCTACGCCTTGCCCATTGGTTGCTGAACGAGATTGCCAAATATCAGCAGAAGTCATGAGGATTGCTTGATGCACATTCTCAACACCAGTCCAATCAGCCTGATGGCCAATCCAACCATGAGGGATTACATAACGCTCAGTTACATCCGCATTTACTTTAGCCCAAGAAATTGTGTAATCAGTAACAGCAGTGATAACAACTGTGCCGTTAAAAGGATTACCCAGATTGCTATGAACAGTCTCTCCAACCACAAAAGTAACTGGAGCAGTGGTGGTGACTGTTGCCACATTAGACACCAGTTTCTCTTTGATAACTGGAATGGTGTGCTGAATCAGCATTGGAAGGATTACTTCCTCAGCTGCATCAATGCAAGATTGAATATCTGGATCATCGTAAAGAGCGCCAATGCCTAGGGCATCGCGTAGTTCAGCAACTGTCACATATGACATTGGCACTCCTTACTTTGATAGGTGACTGGTGACCATCCGCTAGCCACCAGTCGGCTTAATTAAGAGATGTTGAGACGACGAACGCCGCCAGCTTTCTTAACTGCAATGGCCATGTAGCCGTATAGTCCGATTTGAACCTGACCGCTGTTAAGCAATTGAACCTGCAATTGTGTGGTTGGAGATTCGTAAACTGTAACTGAGTTAGGTGCAACTAGGAACGCTGAATCATCAATGAAACCTGCAGCTGCAACGTTAGCATCAACATATAGAGCCTTGTCCAATACGTTACCAACAACTGAGTTGCCTGTTACAGCGCCTGGGTTGTTTGCTGGGTTGTTAGCGAAATACAATGGGCGACCAGTTGTATCTGCAAAGCCCATGATTGAACCCCAAACATCTGGAGATGCAATCAAGTTGCTTGCGTATTCGCCTGTTGCTTTGAAAGCAGCTGCTGATTCAGTAGCGATAAAGCTCTGAAGGCCTGCTGCAGTTGCTGCAACACCAGTTGATGCTGTACCTGAAGCAATCAATGCAGATAGAACTGCAGTGTCAGTTGCTTTGGCATATGCATAACGCATTTGGCGTACAAGTTCAGCAAAGAACGCTGGGCTTGAGCGATCGATAAGTTCGTATGAAACTTCATTCTTACCGCTGTATTTTTTGATGTCTACAGTGATGTAGGTTGAAGTCATACCTGTTTCAGATGGTGCAGCGCCTTCAGCAACTTCAGCAACAGTTGGCTTGGTGCCTAGTGTTGGAATGGTGAAACTCAATCCACTTGCTGGAAGTGCTTCGCGGCTTAGAGCATCGATTGCTGGTCGGCCTTCGAAGTTGGTGGTGATGAACTGATTCAAATGCTGTGGCAATGTGAGACCAGTGTTGGTGGTGGTGTCGTCATCTGCTGCTTTAACATATTGACGTGAATCCTCGTCGCCCATTTGTGCCTTGACGCTGTGCTCTAGGTAAGAGCCTGCATCCACGATTGGGGAGCGAGGTGCAGTGAACGCAAGTCCAACTGCTGGTGCTGAAGCCTGAACAGTTTCTGCGGCTTCAACTGGGGCTGTGTTTTCTGACACAGTTTCCTCCTCGATGGTTGTCTCCTCAGAAACGGGCGTTTCTTCGGCTTCTGATGCAGCGACTTTAGTTATCTCTGCACTAGAAAATGCTGGGTTGGTGACGAGTGCTACTCCCACCAATTCGGCTCGACTGAATACAGTCACGCCATCAATGATTTCTGATTCTTGACCAATAGCTTCAATGCTAAATGAGCCGCGCAAATTTTCTGCGGCTTCTACAAGAGCATCAGAACCAGCAGTGGTTTGAGCAATCTTGAAATCAGCATAAATACCATCGGCTTTAGATTCGATGGATACTGCTCGGCCAACTGGTTTCGTGCGATCATGTTCAAGGTTTAGTTTGATTGCTGAAACATCTGGAATCTGGATTGAATCCTCAAGAAACATGGTGCGCCCAATGTTAGGTGTGCCAACTTCATTAAAGGGAACGATACGCCCAGAGATGATTCGCCTTGGTACATCCGCAGCTAGAACATCCATGCTCATAGTGATTTTCATTCGGTATCTCCTGAATCGTCTGCACCACGAGGCGCAAGGTCCTCCATTGCGCGAGCTTCATTGATATCAATAATGCCGTTGCTTAATAGAGAGGTTGTAATTTGTGTGCGAGTCATAGCATCCTCACGTAAGTAATCATCAAGACTGAAGCGAACATAAGTTCCAGATGCTGTTATGTCTGCCATGTTTAGGCGGTCCTCGATGGCTGAGATGTATCCGCGCAAAGTGTTATTCACTAAGTCTTTACGGACATCAACTGCGTTTGAGTAAGTCATGTTTGCCATCTGGTCAGCGCCAACTACATAAGCAGGGACATTCATTAGACGAGCAATCTCAGATGAGATATGTTGACGAGCTTCTACCAGTTGAGTTTCGCGGCTTGAGAAACCAACGCTTTGATATTCAAAATTAGAGTTCAAGTAAGCAGTTGATTTGCTTTTGCGAGCTTGCTTCCATGCGGTTAGGCTGGAAATGATTTGGTCCTCAGTAAGGTCAAAGCCAGTGTTCTTAAGGATACCCATTGGCACTGGGTCTTGGCTGGAGTTATAAGCTGCATTTTCAAGTGAATGAGCGGTTGCAATAGTTTTACCGCCACGCGCAAGCACTCCATCATCGAGGGCTTGGAATGTAACAAGGCTTCCAATACCAGACATTGGAACCGCTGTGTTATCAACATAGTATTGAGCGATAGCCGTATTGGAAATATTTGTGTCCCAAGTGACTCTGCGTGGATCAACCCAAGCGAATCGGCTAGGGCGATTGTCCTCAGCGTAAGTGTTAATGACTTGCCAATAAGCGCGCCCAAAGAAACATAGCGAGTCAATAGTCCAAGCCATAGTGACAGCGCGCGGAGTGTTTGAATCTGGCTGTTCCATCCAAGAATGGCTACGCATATGACGACCATCACGCGCATACAGCTCGAGAGGGATGGAACCAAGCGTATTGCAGATGACGTTACGCGCGCGCGCAATAGCAGGTACCTGCATGGCGGTTTCACGGGTCACCGAATAATTGTCGATAATTCCCCAAGGCATAAAGGCAACAGCCTTATTTACGCTTGGAGCAAGTTCAGCCTTAATGTTTACAGGCTTGCGGAATTGGTCAAATAGTCCCATAGGTGCGCAATTGTCCCATAGCCTGTGGATAACTGCAACTAAAAATGTAAGTTATCCACAGAAAGGGTGCACTCCAGTGCACCCTAAAGGTGAAGCCCCAGCATCAGAGAGGCGAATACTGGGGCTTCGTAGGTGGAAGGAACCTACATTGCACTACGGGGGAATGCAGGTCTAACTATAGTGCTTCCCCACACTATTTGTCACACCGACACCACTTGAGCTGTGACTCCCTTGGGTGAAGCCCAATGGATT